CTTGTTCTTTTAGTCTTTGCCTAACCGTCCAATCGGCTAACTTCTCGGCATATTCGAAAGCGTCGGAGAAGTCTTCTCGTTTTGGCTTTTTGTCCTCTTCTTTCTTTTCATCAACCTTAGGTTTGGCGTACTTCTCTTCGAGTTCCTTGGCTTTCTTATCTGCAGCTTCGGCACGCTCCTCAGCCTTCCTAGCTCGTTCAGCTAATTCATGCATTCTCTCCGACATCTTGGTCTTTTTCTTCTCCTGCTCCTCGTCCTCTTTCTTGGCTTCCTCAGCCTTAGGCTCTATCTTCGGCTCGACCTTGACCTCAGCCAAAGGCACTGATTCTTTCTGCTTGTCATCGATCTTGGGAGCTTCTGCGATATCAAGCTTTCGTGCTTGGTACTCAGCAAGGTTTTCAGAAGTAACGACTTCAGGCTTCGGACGATCAGTTTTAACGGTCATTGAAGTGTCTCGGCGGATTCGTTGGATTTCTGAGTTAATTCTTTATCTCTCATTTCTAGCTCTTGTTCTAACTGTTTGGTATCAATATGTTTCAAGAGAAGGGCCACAATTCCTTTGATCTCTTCGACGTTCTGAGCGGTATAAGCCTTTACCTCTGTGTCATGTTGTTTGGTCGCGGCGATCGTTTGGACATCATGGACCTTGACCTTGGCTCGCATAGCTTCTCGGCGGTCCTCGCCCTGTTGTTTCATGGCCTCGATACCATGTTTGAACTTCAGTTCTAAACCTGCTTGCTGTAAGAGACCCTCAGCCTTCTGTAACTGACCCTGAAGGTTCTTGATCATCATCTGGGCTTGGGGAGGAATTTCTGATTTCTCATCTATCTGCGAAAGCGGATTCGCTGCTGCAAGTCGGTCGGCAATAACATCAGCCCCTGGGACATCCAGATTCCTGACAATAACGTCGTCAGCAACCTGTGCAATTTTCTCACCCAATGGGGTTTCGAGCATCTGTGTAAAGATCGCGACGGCTTCTTGTCTCTTCGAGTCATATCCAGGTCCTGTGTCCATCACCACATCATAATCACCTATGGTCACGTCATTGAGGACCTTCTGAACCGCTCCGTTTTGGTCCATTACCTTTTCATTGACGGTAACCATACTCGGTCTTCCGTCTTCACCGATAATCCTCATGACTCTCTGAGTGTCGAAGTAAGTCGGTATCCAGCCTAAGGCTATCTTACCTGCGTGTTTGATCGACCTTGTCAGGTTGTCGTAGTACTGAAAGTTGGATTGGTCGGTTTGCTGATCCTCTGCATTGATCGTCTTATCGGATTTGTGGAGCTTGGACTGTGAAACCCCAGGATCGTAGATCCCTAAGACTCTCGATAGGTTCTGACTCGCCAACATTCCAGCTTCAATCATGCCCGCGGGCGGTGGTTCAGGTGCGACTCGTTCCGGAGGTCCTAACGTCTCGCCAATGCCTTCAACCCTTGGGTTGTAATGAAGTATCGGTCTAGGCGATATGTTTGCTTGCGCCCATTCATTCTCAAAGTTCTCATCCTGACCAGCGGCGAGTAACCATTTAGCCTTGGGAGCTAAGGCTAGACTTTCAGTCATGGCTGTTTGCCAGAAGTTAACCATTCTCTGAGGGTCTTTGGCGAACCTGACTAGCCCGAATCTCTTTTTCCTCCCTTCAATTATGTACGAATTACCGTATACAGGGATGACAGGAATGAACCGACCTGGAATGTCTTTCTCTTCCAAGATTTCAAAAGCTGTCTGCTTGCACCACTTGATAGTTCTTCGCCACGAGTCTCTAGTACCTGCAATTGCTAGCCCTGCTTGTGCTAACACTTCCTTATCTGGGATTTGATCCTGCCAAACGATGTTTCCATTCGAGAGCTTTACAAGCTGATCCTTCTTACGGTCTGCGTAGAAGTATTCCGCGACTCTAATATCATGTTCTTGCACCCAATCAGTCAGGGTGTCTCCGGCGGCTAGTTGCGTGAAGCCTTGAGTACTAGCACTAGGATAGACTTTCTGGAAAGTCGTTTTCTTCATCAAGTCCGTGATCAGGACTTTATCCGCATCCGAACCATCCGGGAGTGTTGAATACGGATCAAAATACACCGTGAAGGGGTTTTCGACTTGGTCGAAATAGATGTCTTGGTCGAATGAATCTTCTCGAATGTAATCCGTCCGCATACGAAAATATCCCCAACCGATTGTGACAGCAAACGCGAATGCCAAGTCATAGGCATTGTCTGCATCGGAATTTACCTCGAAGTGTCTCATCAACCCAGATAAGACTTTCGCTATCTTGGGGTCTGAGATGTCATCTACTGCATGGACTTTAATGCGTGGTCGTTGTTGTCGTTGTTGGTTCTCGACCTGTCTACAAAATGCATCGACTTCGTTGATGGTGAGACAAGGACGTTCTTGAAGCGTGCGAGAATTTTGAATCTCAACGGGCCATTGGTCTCCAAATCTGAATTTCAAGTCATCGATAGCTTCAGTACGGTTATGGCTTGCATGATCTGAAGCCTCGCGCATGAATTCAACGGCGTCTTTAGCGTCCACTAGGCTTGCCACCCCAGACCACGATGCTCAAGTACAGGTTTTGGCTTCTTCATCTTCACTGTAGCAAAACGTTTCATCATGATCGCGTAACGCGTTGCACACAGAATATCATCGTTCAACTTGACGATTAGCCCATCCTTACGATGGTACAAACGAAACTCTTCGAACCAGTCGTTGAGATGGGAGAAGACTTTAAGACGCCCGGTCATCATCCGGTCTAACATATCTTGAACACCAGCCTCGACACCGTTTCCACCGTCTTCGAACGTCGCGTGCTCAGGTAACATCTTCAGCCCTTGTTCTTGGTAGAGTTGAGCTAAGTGTATGTTGTCCTTTCCTCCAAACTTACCTGCTGATTGTTCGCCATCGTGAGGCCAAGACCATGGAAGCCAATTGCCCCAAGGTTTGACTGTGGCCGCGAACATAACAGGAGTTTGCTCTTTCTTCCTATGACAGGCAATGACGTGTAAAACATCAGAGTCTCGGTCCCAGGCTATTTTGACTCCAGCACTGGGATGGTCCCAGCCAAAATCTATTCCTCCGATGTAGGCCCAATGACTGGGTATCTCAAAAGCCTCCTCCTTGATGAACTCCTCTTCAACCGGAAATACTCGTCCTGATCCCATCATCGGAATGCCTTTGGCTCTGGCTTCTCTTTCATGAGGTGGGTAACTGGCTATGATGGCTTTTCGTTCTTCAGGTGAGTAATGCTCTGCTTCTTCGATCTCCATTTGTGTGACGTGCGTGCCTTGAACCTTATCAATCAAGAACCTCTTGACTACATCGCTCATGCCTTGGAGCGGGGTGAATGTCGTGAACACTGGGTTTAGGTTTACATTTGTTCTTGTAAGTCCCTCGGTGTAAATGTCCTGCGGTGGTTCTTCGTCAAACCAGATGAAGTGCTTGGTAGGGCCTTGCCACTTTTCTCTTCCTTGGTCGTAGGACTTGAAACCGATTTGAGACTCCCCTGCTTGAACATCTCCCCCTCCTCCCCACTTTACAATTAGAGTATCGAGCGCGTCAGCGAGTCCTCTACGCGGCGAAGCGTCTTTAATGCTGTTGAGCGGAAGCATGCCAGTGCCTTTCTGACCCAAAGGGCCATAGAGCCATCTTTGAGGGTTGTCTCTTGTAGACTCTCCCGTGACACCCGATACCCAGCAGTCAATCGGTGTAGTAAAGACTCGACCTTTCCACCAGTCCGGGTAACGACCGGTGGCATGGATTGAAGTTTCTGCTGCCGCGCTAAGTGTCTTCCCAAGCTGATTTCCAGCCATGAGGAGACGTTCTCTGAAATCTTTACCGGCTTCATGGAACATCAACTGTTTCGGGTAGGGTTTGTAACTCTTCAACCGGTTGTGCTTCTGCCGATAGGATATTTCTCTCTCTAGTATTTTTACTAGCAAGGATGGCTCTAGCGGCAATGAGAGCGGCGGCGAGCTGTTCTTCGGAGAGTTCATCTAAATCCCTTGAGACTTCGACTTGCTTTGGCATCAACGCTACGATCGCTTTGATGTAGCTTGCGGGATCGTTTTCTCTGAGATCAACGATAGCCTTAAGGCCGTATTCGTCATAGTCCTCAGCCAAGTCGTATAAGAATTTGGCTTGTAACCTATTCCGAGAGTTAACTGGCTTACCACCAGGATTTTGTTTCTGTATCGGAAATCTAGTAGCCGGGCTAGGATTCGGATTACTCATTTTCCTATTACTGTGGAAATTCTCCGCATTGGTCCACGATAAACAATACTCCGTAACCTATTGTTCCTCAATAAAAGCTATGTCTGATTCTTGAAGAATCCAATAGGTCTCATTGTTCTCTTTCCAGACTGGGAACTTCAACGGGGTCTCACCGAAGTTAACTATGTCTCCTACCTGTACGTCTAGGGGTCTTAGTGTTTTGTGTCTCTCTGGGCTTTCTAAGCGTCCGGGGCCTATTCTAACTACTTGGCCTCTGTGCATCCGCTTGCTTGAAATCACTATGATCTTGTCGGAGTCCTTTCTTGGGAAAGGCTTGACCAAGATATAGTCCCACTTGGGTTTAAGCTGTGCCATTTCTGAGCTTGATGATACGGTCAATGACGTTTTGACGTTCTGTCGCATTCCACATGTTGAACACTTGGTAGTCTTTTTCCATCTGCCCGTAAGACTTTAACGTGGTGTCGTCGGCTTTCTTTGGATCGATTTTTTGGTTTACGAATGGATGATCGTGGGTCACTAAGACTTCGT